GCTGCAGCGCGCCGACAGCCAGCCTTTCGGCTTCGAGGCGCAGCCGCTCGACACCGAGAAGTTCGACATCGAGATCGCCATCGACCTGACCGAACCGGTGCTTGTGATTCCCCGGCCGGACGGCAGCGGCTACGACGTCGAACATATCCCCGAACCCAAGTTCCCCGACAGCTTCGCGGGCGTTCACGCCTCCTTCCTGCAAGGCTTCGGCAACACCGAACTGGTGGTGGAGACCGAGTATCCTGAAGCCGTGCTCACGCCTGCCGTGCCGCCCGCCGTATGAGCGACGATCTCGCCGAACTGGAGCGGGTAGCAGGCGCGCTCTTACGTAGCTTTTCGGCGGCCGAGCAGCGCGGTCTGATGCGCCGCATGGGCCGCGACCTCGCTGCCAGTCAGCGCCGCCGCATCGCCTCCCAGCAGCAGCCGGACGGCAGCGCCTTCGAAGCGCGGCGGGAGCGGACGCCCGCGCAGCCGGGGCGCGGCCCTGCCTGTTTCCTCTATCCGGCGGGTGGCGGCGGCGAGCCGCGCCGCGTCCTGATGAAGAGTTTCACATGGGGCAGCGGGCATATGCTGACCGGCTTCGACATCGAAGCCGGGGCCATCCGCTCGTTCGAGTTCGACAAGATCGTGAAGTGGCTTCCAGTGCCGGAGGAGCATCGCAGCGGCAGCGCGGCGCGCAAGCGCCCGGCCCGCATCCGGCGCCGCGCGATGTTCCGCCGCCTGGCCACGGCGCGGTTCCTGCGCAGCGGTGTGGACGATCAGGGCGTCTGGGTCGGCTTCACCGGTAGGGTCGCGCAGATCGCCAGCGTTCACCAGTACGGCCTTCGGGACAAACCGTCGCTGCGGGCGAAGGCCGTACCCTATCCGAAACGCGAATTGCTGGGGCTTACCCCCACCGACAGCGAACGATTGCTCGATCTGCTTTTTGATCACCTGGCCGATTCGTCGACAACTTGACGGGACAAGAATTAGGGCGATTTCTAGGCGTCCGCTCAGCGCCCAAGTCGGCTATTCAGCAGCACTCGGGCCCGCGCTCCATAGCGGCCTTTCCGGTGCTCGCCGCCCTCAGAAAAAGCGGCCTGACGGAATACGCCCCTTTGCGGACATAGGTTCATGGCGTATCCTGGTTCAATCTGTTGGAGGAAGCTTGGTGAGCGAGGACGCACGAAACTCGATTTACCTATGGGTTGGCGGGTCCGCATTCTTTGGTCTTTTTTGGGCTGGTCTGCATTTCGACCTGCTTGGAGGCGTGTCCGACACCTGGCTCTGGCCGGTATTGGGCGGCCTCACACTCATCAACTTAGCGCAGACTGCTTGGGGCTTTTGGAATCGCCGCGCGTCTAATTCCGGGAATCCAGATCATGGATGACGACCGCTAGCCACCCCCGACAGCCATTCCAGGCGGTCAATAGCATGAGCCCTAGCGCAAAGCAGTCAGACCGGTTTCAGGCCGCGCGAAACGACGGCCGCCGCGACTGCGACGGGTGGCTTTGAGACGTTAGATCAAGGCGCTTCGGGACCCGTAGCCCGGAACTTGGTGAAACTGGAGGCTGGGATATGGGCAGAGCTAAATCCATTTGTGATCCGTGCCTCCGGCAGGCCCAGATATTTTCCCGCAGCTAGCTGGAAATCGGCGTCCGGCACACTGGGCGACGGCGCCCCATTTAACTGACGATCCCTAGGAACGATGGGGTGGTTGTGGAGTGCGAAAAGCGGCTGCCAGCCGGTCTTTACGTCCTCCCGAACAGGAGAAGTTAGCGGCGAAACCTTCCCGATGCTGTTTTGGTTCACTGTATAATAATACACACGCACAACACTTTTGTCCGGCGAAAGGAGCGCGAACGAAGCAAATTCGGATGGGTGAGTGAACAAATTCATCCTCACGTGCTGCTCCGCAAGCAACACTTTCTCCAAACAGGATGGAGGCTTGATCCAATTTGCTAAGTTGGCGCGAACGATACGATTGTTATATGTATCGTTAGTCCTCAGTATTTTTTTGGGATTGCTTTCTACTGACCTCTCTTTGGCTTCTTGAACGTACTTCAAATATGCGCCGCGCGATGGAGTACCACCACTGTCCCATACTTCATCGTTAGGTATATCCCAACGTTTCAGCAACTTTGAACCGCTGGCATGGCTATCGCCTTGCTCTTCTATTACGGTGGTAATGCCACGGAGATCGCAGGATTTCACTCTGCCGCCCGAGACAGCGGGAGTGGTACAACCGCTCAATGTAAGTGCTGCAAATGCTATGAGCCACGAATGCTTTGTTGCGCGCAGCACTACCCTTAAACACCTCACCGTCGAAAGATGCGGTAGATATGTGGTTCTCTTGGGAAATAACAATGGCGGCTATGGGGCATCTGCCGACCGGCAGGAAATCTGCTTTTGTCGGCAATGCGCCACACCGAAGGTGACGGGCAGCTATCTGCCGACGTGAGCCGGTGAGCCGCCGTTCCGAAATCGGCCAACTGCGGTCACGATCCTTCCAACTCCGCTCCGCGAGTTTGAAGCGATCACTTGGACAGCTGCCTGACCAAATGCAGCCCGGTAGCGCTGCCCCCCTGCCTGCCGCGACATGGCGAGCATGGCCGATGCAACCTTCACCGCCGTAGACCTGTCGCGCATTCCGCTGCCTGACGCTGTCGAGGAACTCGATTTCGAGACGCTCTTCGCACGGGCGCTTGCGCGCATGAAGGCCTTGATGGCGGAGGAAGGCGTCGAGTTCGACGGCCGCGAAAGCAACCCGTCGACCCGCGTCCTTCAGGTCTTCGCCTACGAGGTCCAGTTGCTGCTGCAGCGCCTCAACGAGGCGGTGCGCGCCGTGATGGTCGCCTACGCCGTGGATAACGACCTCGACAATCTCGCCGCCGGGTTCGGCGTGGTCCGCCGCACCATCACCCCCGCAGACGACGTGCTCGGTATTCCGGCCGTCATGGAAAGCGACACCGAGTTCCGCCGCCGCATCGTCCTGGCCCCCGAAGGCTACTCGGTCGCCGGTCCCGAGGGCGCCTACATCTACCATGCGCTCTCGGCTCATCCCAACGTGCTCGACGCCAGCGCCACCAGCCCCGCGCCGGACGACATCCGCGCGATGGTGCTGGACGTCCTGCAAGCCAACGCGGCCAACAATGCGCTGGTGACGGCGATGACCACCGCGCTCGATGGCGCTATCTGGCCGGGCGAAGTCATCGTCTCGCTGCTATCCCGCGTCGATAGCGGCGCCGCAAGCGCGGATCTGATCGGGGACGTCGGCGACTACCTGTCCAGCGAGGACATCCGCCCGCTGACCGACCACGTCATCACGCAGTCGGCCGAGATTGTGCCCTACACTGTCGAGGGCACAATCAAGACGTTTTCCGGGCCGGACGGCGGCGTGGTCATGGATGCCGCGCTTGCGAGCGCGCAGGCCTATGCCGACGAGAGCCACCGGCTCGGCCGCGACATCACCCTGTCCGGCCTTCACGCCGCCCTGCACGTCGAAGGCGTCCAGAATGTCCAGCTGACCCAGCCCGCCGCCGATATCATTGTCTCACGCACGCAGGCGCCGTTCTGCACCAAGATCGACGTCACCTACGCAGGCGTTGACGAATGACCTTCGCCTCGCTCCTGCCGCCCGGCTCCACGGCATTGCAGAAGGCCCTCGAACGGGTCGGCTCGGAGATGCTCGACATTCCGGTGCTCGTCCGCGCGGTGAAGTCCGCCGACGACAGCCCGTTGCAGTTCCTGCCATGGCTGGCGTGGGAGCGTTCGCTCGACAACTGGTCATCCGACTGGTCCGAGGCTGTCCGCCGCGAGCGCGTCCGCCAGGCTCTCCCGATTGCGCGGCGCAAGGGCACGGCAGCATCCGTGCGCGCCGTGGTTCAGAGCTTCGGCGGCTCGGTCGCCTTGCGCGAATGGTGGCAGATGGTGCCGAAGGGCGTTCCGCACACCTTCGACCTCGTGCTCAACCTCGAACAGAAAGGCGCCCCCGCCAGCGCTGCCTTCGTCGATCAGGTCATTGCCGAGGTCAGCCGCGCCAAGCCGGTGCGCAGCCATTTCACCTTCACGCAGGGCGTCAACGTCGAAGCCGATGTCGGGCTGATTGCGACCGTCCGTCCCACCCTCTTTGCTCGCCTGTCCTGTACGGCACCGGCGGCCTGACCGGAGCACCCATGGCCCTTACGATTACCGTCACGAACGCCGGGCGCGCCGCTCTGGTCAATGCGAAGAACACCGGCACCGCCGCTGTCACGATCGCGCAGGTCGGCGTGTCCGGCAGCGCCGTCGTCCCCTCCCCGGCCGCAACCGCGCTCCCGGGTGAGAGCAAGCGCATCGCGACCATCTCCGGCGACGTCGTGGCAGACGATACCATCCACTTGATTGTCCGCGACGAGGGCACTGCGGTCTACACCGTTCGCAGCTTCGCTCTTTACCTCGCAGACGGCACCCTGTTCGCGATCTACGGCCAGGCCGATCCGATCCTCGAAAAGTCGTCGCAAGCAATCATGCTGCTCGCGATCGACGTCCAGTTCGCAGACATCGCCGCGAGCCAGCTGACGTTCGGCGACACGAACTTCCTCAACCCGCCGGCGACCACGGAAGTCCAGGGCGTTGTCGAACTGGCGACGCTCACCGAAACGATTTCCGGCCTCGATGCCGCTCGCGTCCCCGCCGCCAAGATGGTGAAGGACGCTGTCGCCGCGTGGCTGGACGCGCGCTTCGGCGCGAACAACGCCGGTATCTGGCACCCCGGAAACGACGGCGCCGGGTCCGGGCTCGATTCCGACCTGCTGGATGGCCAGCAGGGCAGCTTCTACACGGATATCGTGGCTCGCCTTGGGTTTACACCCGTGCAGCAGGGCACCGGCAATGCCCAGCTGACCAATCGCGTGAAGATTGGGTGGAGCGCCGTGAACAGGCTGAAGGCCACGGTCGATACCACCGACCTCGGCAATTTTGTGTTCGACGGCCATCTTACCGGGATGTGGACGGCGTCGAATGACGGTGCCGGCTCCGGGCTTGATGCGGATCTGCTCGATGGCCAGGACGGCAGCTACTATTCGAATATCGTCGCCCGCCTCGGCTACACGCCCATCAACAAGGGCGGCGATACCATCTCGAGCCAGATCAGCTATCTGATCGGTGATAGCTCGGCGATAGCCGCGCGCACCGGCTCGACCGGCACTCCGCTGGAGATCCGGGGCAATGGCACCGGCGCGGCGGTGATGACCTTCCACCGGCCCAACTCCTACGCCACCTTCTTCGGCCTCGACACTGACAACAAGTTCAAGTTCGGCGGTTGGTCGGCGGGCGCTGCGTCCTTTGAGTTCTGGCACACCGGCAACGACGGCGCAGGCTCCGGTCTCGACGCGGACCTTCTCGATGGCAGGCAGGGCAATGCCTATGCCCTGCTGGACGGCTCGCTATCATTCACCGGTTCGATCAAGGCCACCTATCAGAACGGGCTGCTCCTGAAGAACGGCTCGGGCAATTACCCGACCGCGATTCACCGCAACGACGGCAGCGCCTACTACATCCTGCTGAGCGCAGCTGGGACCGGCGTCACCGACATTTGGAACGACCTGCGCCCTTTCCAGATCAATCTGGCGAATGGCCGACTCGGCTCGGCCAACGGGCAGGACTTCTCGGGCGGCATGACCGTGAGCGGCGCAATGACGCTGAATGGAGGCACGGTGTGGTCTCTGGTCAACGACGGCGCCGGGTCGGGGATGGACAGCGACATGCTGGACGGCCTCCATGGCTCGCAGTTCATGCGCAACTATGTGAACGATTGGGTCCGGTCGGAAGAGGGCGTCAGCCGCTTTCATTTCACCGCCAACGGCGCGACTTATGCCCGGGTGGCCGGGACCTTCATCTGGCAGAACAACTCCAACGCCAATATCGCCACGATCGACGAAGGCGGCAACTATTGGGGTAACGGCGAGGTCAATGCCCTGCGCTTCCGTGCCCGCGCCAATGGCGACGGGCTGGCGATCTCGATCGGGGACGATGCCTGGATTGGTGACGTCAATTGGACGAACGGCATCGCCATCCGTGGCCAGCAGGACGGAAATGCCGGATATGTCACCTTCGGCACGTCCGGCCTTGGGCTGGGCTGCAATGCAGGAGATGCAACGCTTCGGTACGGCGGCCAGCCTGTCTGGTGGGCAGGCAATGACGGCTCGGGATCTGGACTTGATGCGGACCTGCTCGATGGGTGGCAGCTTCAGGATATCCTGCCCTCGGGCAGTTTGGCTGCGACGGGTTACACCCGGCTTCCGAATGGCCTGATCATGCAGTGGGGCACGATCACCTGCGGCAACAATTCCTATGGCTCGCTGACTTTCCCGGTCCAGTTCCCGAACGCCTGTTTCCACATCCACTCGGGCGTCGCCACCGAAGTCGGCAATGGCGACGCGCAGGCCAACTGCCCGCTGCCCTACAGCGTGACCAGACTGGGAGCCAGTTTCTGGAACGCGGCTCCGCAAGCCACCGCCTGGTGGTTCGCGCTCGGCAATTAAGGAGAATATCGCGTGACGCTCTATTACAGCGCCTCCGCAGGCGGCTTTCTTGATGACACCATTCACGACACCATGCCGGAAGACGCACGGCCGGTCGCTCCTGAGACCCACGCGAGCCTGATCGCGGCGGCTTCTTCCGGCTCCATGATCGCGCCAGACGAAAACGGCGACCCGATCGCCGTACCGCTCCCCCCGCCACCTAATGCCGAGTTGCTGCGGCAGATCCGAACGCAGCGCGATCGGCTTCTTGCTGCCAGCGACTTCACGCAGGTGCCGGACAGTCCGCTCACGGTCACCAAGCGCGAAGAATGGCGGCACTACCGGCAGGCCCTGCGCGATCTTCCCGAAACCCC